CTTTCCTAAACGCGAAGGCGCTTCTGCAGCTCCTGCTGTGCGCGAGCCATGACGGCCCGCTCGACTTCACTGCGCTTGTCTACGAATGACTTGATGAAGAACGGGTGCCTAGCCTCTTCGTACTTGCCGTAAACCTGCGGGTCGCCCTTGTTGACGCCCTTCCTGGGTGTCTTCCAGCGCCCGGTAGCGGACTCGGAGTAGCCGCGCGGAGTACCCAAGCCGGGCTGTAGGCCAACGTGGACCTCGACGTGGGCGCCCTGACCCTGCTCGGTCATACCGACCGCCTGCGCGAGCTTGCGCGTGACCTTGTGGACCGACCTGCGCTGCTCGCCGACCAACACAACCCCGCCCGCCTGAAGTGCCGGGCGCAGGATGTGGTCTAGCTCGGACGGGTATCTACGCAGAGTGCGTAGGATCGGCTCCAGCCCTTCGACCTTGACCGAGATCACGCGGCCTCCGATTGTGGAAAAGTCGCTACGCACGATGTAGCGCCATGTGCTAGAATGGGTACAGCAGCCAGAAGGAGGTCTGCCATATGTTCGACATGAAGGCCGACGTGAAGCGATGGAACAAGCGGTGGAAGCGCGAGGAGGAGACCCCGCTGGTGGTCTATGACCGCGGCGCCGACAGTCACCCGAGCAACCGTTGGGGCCAGTGCCGGCTTGCCAACGTGGGCGGGTATCTCGCCACGATTGGGCACCACGACGACTACCGGCTGGTTCGGGTCGTCACTGATCCCGCCGCCCTCGACGCGATCAAGAGGGCCCAGCGCGAAGTGGAGCGGGCACACCGCAACTGGAACGCGATGCTGGGTGAGGCGTTCATCGGCGGCATGCCGGTTACGAGAGAGCTGGCCGAGGCGGCCGAGGTCCGTTAGGTGGATATCGTTGACGTAACCGAGATCGCCCGTCGTGCCAACACCACGGCGGGCACTGTCCATTCCTGGCGCAATCGCCACGCCGACTTCCCGGCGCCGCTCGTCACGCTGGCCGTTGGCCCGGTGTGGCAGTGGCATCGCGTCAGGCGTTGGCTGGAGCGGCGTCACGCCCCACCTACGCTCGGGATACCCCACGAGGAGAGGTAGGTGCCGCAGATGGCCCGGACTTCGGGGTCCATCGCGTCGATGGGCGACTCTTCGCCTCTTTCGTAGCGGCGCCAGATGACGATGCCCAAGGCGATGGTGCAGGCTTCGACTTCATTGGGTACCGTCGGGATGCCGAAGTAGCCCGTTACGGCGACGTTGGCCGTGCCGCGCGCCCAGATATCGCTTGTCAGGCCACGCAAAGAGGAGGTGGGCTGGAGGTAGACGAGAGCCCGGATGGGGCTCTCGTTGTACGGCCAGGTCCGCCAACTGGTGGAGTCAGGTGCGGTGCCATCGACGGTCACCGAGGCGACCGAACTGGCGTCATCGATGAATAGCCAGTCCTGCCCGGTGCCGTCGTAATAGCGGGTGTTACTCCCGACAGACGACCGGGCGTTGGAGCCGGCTGCGAAGCCGACGTAGCCCGGTCGGATCATGTCGAGGTACGCATCCACAAGCGCACTCGCCCGGAAGACGATGCTGTCCAGCTTGGAGTTGTCCGTCGTGTCGGTGCTGTCCTGCCCGATCGCCTCCTTCAGCGCAGCACGGCTTACATATGCAGACATGCGGCTCCTTTGTCAGCGATGGGCTGGCGGGCTTGATGTGCGAGGGATGGCGCACTACTCGTAGATCGCGGTCACTCGGGCGTTCGAGGTGGCCGAGATGTCCAGCGCCTCGAAGCCGATGCCGAACTCGATCGTCGCGGGGACGGCCGTGAACGGACCGAGGATGGCGATGGTGGATGCGTTCGGGCTGCCGTTGAAGTTTGGCGCCGAGAGGTCTTTCGAGCCCTCGACCCAGACCGTGCCACCGTTGGCGTTGGCCACGATGACTCGGTAGAGCGAGCCGGGCGTGCTCTTGATGGTCGTATTGGAGCCCGCTGCGATGAGGGTGCTCCGTAGGACGCCGCGTTCACTCATGGTCAGTCACCCTCGATTACAACGGTCGCCTTGAGGGCGAGGAAGGCGGGCTGTGCGCCCAGGTTGTCGGCGTAGGTTCGAAGCTGCAACTGCTGACCGGCAGCAACGCGGTCGTTGCCGGCGCGGATGGTGCCTTCGACGGCATCGTTGTCGTTGATGAGCACGATGGGCGAGACGAGCACGGTCGCGCCGGTGTTCGATCCGGCTGCGGGTGCGTCGCTCTGGAGGTAGATTTCGACGCTGTTGGTGCGGGCATTGGAGGTCAGGGACTGGGCGACGGCCCACGCGCCACGGATCGTTCCCGCGGCAGGTGCCACGGCACGATCCCAGACGGCCGTGTACGGCCCGCCCGTGTTCGAGGCCACCGACGTGCCCAATGTGATCAGGTAGCGATCGGGCATGGGGGAACTACTCCGGGGTTAGGGGGAAGCGGGGGAGGCCGTTGCCAGCCTCCCCCGATTGACTACAGGACGGTGATGTCGTAACCGACAGCGGTGTGCGTGGTCGCGATGCCACTCGGGATCAGCGCCATGCGGAACGAGGCGACCAGGATGTTCTGGTCCTTCTGGATGTCCCGGAACGACTCGATCTGGAGATCGCGCCGGAAGCCCTGCTTCCACTGCGACTTGTTGACCAGTACGAACCAGCCGTCCGTGTCATTGGTCGCGACCGAGGTGACCGTGTACTTGCCGTCGTCGTCAACCTTGTCAGTTGACGCACCGGGGATGGCCTCGGACAAGACCACCGGGATGTTGGCGATCTTGCCCAGCTCGCCGGTCAGGATCGTCGCCTGCGGGCCGTACTTCTCAAGGGTCTGGAACTGGGCCAGGTCCTGGAACGCGGTGATCGTCGAGACGCCACTGATGAACAGCAGGTCGGACGGGAGAGCGCCGTACTTGCCCAGCAGCGCACGGGCGCCGTTGAACAGGGTCATCGTCGGGGCGCCGGCGAACTGCTTGACCTGACCCGTGTTGGTCACGAGGCAGAACTTGCGCAGTCCGTTCAGCGCGAGATAGAACGCGCCCGAGCCGGGTGCGCCATCGTCGGTGTTGACGTTGCCGGTACCGCCGGTCTCGGTGTCGCCGTGAACGATCAGGTCGTCCATGACCTGTGCGCCACGGCGGACGAGGTTGGCGCGGAGTTCGGGCACGATCGGGATGATCGAGTCCTCGGTCAACTCACCGGAGAAGTCCACCTCGGCCATGATCTTCTTCGCGGTCAGCGTTGCGGCTGCCGTGGTCGGATTGGAGGCCGTGACCGCCGTGTTCTCGGACGAGGCGTAGTAGAACGTCATGTCCGCTGACAGGGTCGGCAGGGTGTACGGGTTACTGGGCATGTTGACGCGCGGTATCTGCGCACTGACCGAGGTGGCCAGGTGCATGTCGCGCCACAACTCGGCCGAACTCAGCGTGGGTACCCACTCGTCACCGGAGCCGCCGGCGGTGGAGGTCATCGCCTTGTAGGCGTCGGCACGCATCGTCGCGTACTCGCCCTTGACGAAGAGGCCCTTGTCGCTCTGGCCGGGTGCGCTGATCGGCGCGGGTGCCGACTTCAGCGAAGCCTCGGCAGACTTGACCATGACCTCATGGCCACGGCTTGACAGGTGGGCGCCCTTGATGCCCAGGATCTTGTTGGCCAGCCACAGGTTGGTCGCCACTTCGGCGTGACCATTGCCCGTGAGGGTGTACTGGTCGTCGCCGCCGTAGACCGGCCCGGCTTCGCTCGGCTTGGGAGCCGGGACGCCTTCGGGCTCGACTTCGCGGCGGACGGGCGTGCTCATCGCCTTGGTGAGTTCGGCGATCTGCGCCTTCAGTTCGCCGACTTCAGAGGACACGAGGCCCGCTGCCTTCTCGGCGATCTGGTCGGCTGCCTCTTCGGAGAGGTCAACCGTTTCGACGGTTTCGGGGGTATGCGAATCAGCCATTTTGGGCTAAACTCCGGGGTGCGAGGGGCACGCAAAGGCGGGCACCTTCGTTGGGAAGCGGGCTCCCTGTGGCCGACGCCTTTAGGACTAACTGCTGGCGACGGTTATGGGGAGTTCGCAGTAAACGTGGCAGACGCTGTCGCGGTCTGCTGTTAGCGCAAGGGAGGGCGGGGGCGGCCTTGGGTTCACTCGCAACCGCCCCCTAGTGCCGGACTGGCCCGCGAAGGCGCCCGGCGGTATGTGGTCTAGGCGGCCACTAAGATCAGCGCGCGAAGCGCCGCCTCCGGTTCCGCCGTGTTGAGATTGGCGACCAGGCGCAGGTACTCAACGGCGCACCGCCCAAGGGGATGAGCACCGCCAAAGTCTGGATCGCGGATGGGCGCGTCATCGGGTGACGGACAGGTTTGCAGACGTTCGGACGCACCGGGCCAACGACCAGCGGATGGTCTGGCGATATTGGCGCGGGCCTCATCTTTTACAGCAGCAAGTAGCCGCATCAATCCGACGGTGGATATGGGTCGCTGGCCGCGCTGCCATGCCCGACACGACTTGCATAGACGACGGCGGGATGCGGGGTAGATGGCGCCACATAGCGCGCACTCGCGCAGTTTGCGATTATCGACGGCAGCCGTAATCGCGTCCCGCTCAGCCTTGGTATTCACGCGCGCCGGATCAAGCAAGTCCATCATGCCCCTTTCGTTTTTGCTAGGCAACCCGGCGCACCATGCGTCGCGGTGTAATGCGGGCGATGACCCGCTTGTGTTCCACGACGGCCAGGCCGTCGGGCGTTGAGTCGAGCGTCCAACCGGGGAGTTCGAGGGCTGCAAGCAGCTTGTCTGCATCGACCGAGAGGACGAGCGTGGTGGTGTGGTAATCAGGCAGTTCGCCGGGCATCTGCTCGGCCAGCCATGACAAAGCGGACTTGACGCCCGTGATCGTGGCATCGGTGTTGGCGGGCATCGGTACGATGCTGTACTCGCGCAGCGCCCAGCGGGTGTGCGTCGGGATGCCCGCGATCTCTGCCATCTCCAACGAGTCGAAGCCGATCGAGGTCTTACGCACGAACCCGCCAGAAACGAGAGCGCGGATGTTCTGCGCCTTCGCAGTTGGGGCGTACTCGGCGGTGGACTCGATGCGATCGTCGTGAACGTCCAGGCGGGTTGCTTTGCCGATCGGCTCGGCGGCGGGGTTGTAGACCCACTCATGCGCCCAGTAGACCAACGGGTTGGCGAGGTAGGCGTCACGGTTGATGAGCCCCTTGGGCAGCACGACCTCCATGTCCATGTCCACCTTGGGGGTGGAGATCACGGCATCGAAACCGCCCATGCTCGCGGCCTTGACTAAGCCTGTCATGTACTTGAGATCAGACATCGTTGGCCTCGGTGTGTGGGTAGAAGATTCGGACGCAATTCGGGTGAGCCAGCGGATCGGCCATCGCCTCTTCCACGGTCCAGACGGAGCCGTTGGCCGCGGCGCACTCGTCGTCTTGGTCGCCGTCGTCCACGTCTACGCTCGTCACGCCCGCGCCCTTGTACTGGTTGAGTGCGCCGAGTTCGTAAGCCGCTGAGACCTCAGTCCGCACGATGCGATCGACGCGCCACTGCTCGTAACCATCGAACAGTTGATCGACGCGAGCGCGGAGAGCGTCCACGCTCTCACCAGCCGCCAGACCTTCGGTGATCGCCGTCCGCACGTCCGTGTTGGTGGTGTTGCGGATCTGAACTTCCAGTACGTCGAGATGACGGGTTACCGCATCGAGGGCTTCTTGGCTGGCCGGGATGCTGAAGTCCGTCCCCAGCAGCCGGACCGCTTCCTCGGCGCCCATCTGGAGAGCCATCTCCAGGTATGGCCGGGTGATCCTCGGTAGCTGCTTGCGGAAGCGATCGGCGTTGATGATCGCCAGCATCTCGTCGAGCAGATCAGAGACTGGCAGGGGCTCGGCCAGTCTTCGTGTGTGCAGCGCTCGGCGGATACCAGCGAAGTAGGCCCTTAGATCCCGCGCGTAGCCTTCCCTTGCGGGTTCTAGCGAACGCTCCTTGTCGGAGGGTGAGCGGCGCGCCTTGATGGCCTTCTTTGGCGGCATATCAGCGGGTGGCTTCTTGTCGCCCGGAGGAGCGTTGGGGTCGTTCGGGTCGGGCGGGTTGTTCGCTGCGTCTATGGCAGCCTGCGCGCCCTGAACGCCCATGTCAGCGAGGGCTAGCACATTCTCAGGCGTCTCGAAGGTGATGGTCTGCGGCAGGACGATCATCGCCCCGATGCCGGGGTTGGTGTGCTTGCCAAGCCCGAGCTTATCCCTGACCTCATCCACTGTCGGCGCAGCGCCAGCCTGAACCTGCGTAACCACGCGCAGGGCGACCTCCTGCTCGTTCTCATTCAGTGCATCCACGCCGGAGTAGTCGAACCTGGCCACCAACGGCTCGTCGGACAGCAGCGGCCGTAGCCTGTGCGTGAGCATGTCCGCGATGCGGTCGAGCTTGGGCGCGAGGGTGAACTCCCACAGGTAATCGATCGCCTCACCGGCATTGGCGAAGGTGGCGTCCTTCATCCCTGCGAGGATGACCATCGGCACACCAGAGGCGGCGGCGATCTGCTGCACGCGCCACTTGCGGGTGTCGATCTCCAGCGCATCCTTGGCCGAGAGGCCGATGGCCTGATAGGTCGTGTCGTTGCCCAGTACCGCGATCTTGCCGGCGTTCTTGTAGCCGCCGGTCATCAACTCCCAGCGCTTCTGCATCTCGATCGCCTGCGGTGTGCCGACAGGTTGCTTGGCCGACAGGATGCCCGCCGGGACGCCGTACCT